GGGCTACTAAATATCCGGACACTGGTGAACAAGCCTTCTTAGATGCTGATCACACAAAGCTTGATGGGATTGAAACTGGGGCTACTAAATATCCAGACACGGGTGAACAAGCCTTCTTAGATGCAGACCATACTAAACTTGACGCAATTGAAGCTTCTGCTGATGTAACTGACGCCGTTAATGTGGCGAGTACTATACATGGAGTTAGTGGTAAAGCCTCTCCTGTAGATGCTGATGAAGTAGGAGTGATTGATAGTGCTGCTGCTAATGTTCTCAAGAAGTTAACCTGGGCGAACATAAAGGCTACACTTAAAACCTACTGTGACACCTTGTATCAAGAGATTAATACCACAATACTTAAATCTCTCTTTGATGCTAAGGGTGATATAATCATAGCAACTGGTGACAATACTCCGGGTAAACTTGGAGTAGGAGCTAATACCCATGTACTAACTGCCGACTCTGGGGAAACCACAGGAGTCAAGTGGTCTGCTGCTGGTGGGGGTGATGTCTCTGCTGCTGCAAATCTTGGAGATAACAAACTTATTCGTGGTGATGGTGGAGCTAAAGGAGTTCAGGAATGTGCTACCATTACGGTATCTGATAGTGGAGAGATGGTTAACACTGGTCAACCAGTATTCCTTGCTAAACCCACTGATCATATAACTGATGTAACAGGAGATGGCACAGAATATAGTATTACAGGAGCAATATGGACTGAAATAATTGATCAAGGAAATGCTTTTTCTAATGGAACATTTACTGCTCCGGTAAGTGGTCAATACCAACTGTCAGTAAGTTTATCGCTCTTTGGTATCTTAGGGACACATGCTCGAGGATTTTTAAAAATCGTGACTTCTAATAGAAATCATCAAGCCTTTTTTAATCCCCATAACATGAGTTGGGATGCAGGGGGAAATCTCACAATAGCTTTATCTATAATAACTGATATGGATTTAAATGATACCGCTTATTTAAATATAGAAATATATGACGGAACAAAAGTTGTTGATATTGATAACGGATCATTTTTCACAAGCGTATTAGTTTGTTAAAACAAAGGAGATAAACATAAATTATGAAAACAATTCAAGTACAAATCAAAGATAAAGAATACGAAATTCTCAAATCATGGTTGGGTGAAGGTCAAGTAGAAGTATGGCTTCAACATGCCATAGATAACAAGTGTCGGCAAAGAACCGATGCTTCTGTTCTCGAACATACTGACCGGAATCCGCAGAAATTGGATAGACAAGCTAAACTTAATCTACTTAAGGATGTGGCACTTCCTTCCAGAGCTGAGCGAAATCCGGTAATGTAAGATAATGGACGATAAAGATCGAGAACGTCTTGTTAGAGTAGAACAGGGTATTAACTATATGAAAAAAAAAGTTGATACTATCTGTATACTTCATGATGACGTTGAGAGTTTAAAAAGAACACAAAAAAATGTCCGAAAAACATTCTGGATAGTGTTTGTGGCAATAATTACTGCCGGAACCACTGTTGGGATTGCTGCTGGATTAAATTACTTAACAAAGGTGGTGTAATGACTAATGAACTTGAAGAAAGTGATCAGGAAGGACAAGAGGTAGAAGAAGAAGACATAACAATTGAAATTGACTTCAATGATCCTTCAGAACTATTTGCAAGAAAGATCCAGATGGCGTTAATGACTGCTCTTTACGTACAGCTTACTACTAATCCAGGGAAGGTGCCAGCTTCTACAATGGCTGTGGCTGAACGGTTAATTGCCCGTTTAAACATGGGGTTGATTAATCTCCCGGAAGAGGAAGAAATGACTGAAGAGGAGAAAATAATGCTCGATGAATTTGAAAATATGAGTAAAGAGCTCGAAGTCAATGAAACATTCACACGAATGCAATAGTCCGTTACGAAGTAAGATAAAGCAAAGTTTTCCAGATAAATGTAAAGGAAGCTTTGCTTTATTCTTATGTGCAGCCTGGAAACATTTACGTTTACCTAAACCAACTCCAAGACAAATTGAATTAGCTAATTATTTACAGTATGGTTCAAAGCGAGATATGATCCAGGCTTTTCGAGGAGTTGGAAAATCATGGATTACTTCTGCTTTTGTATGTTGGTTACTGTTACGTAACCCTCAGTTAAAAATATTAGTAGTGTCAGCCGCTAAAGATCGCTCTGATGCCTTCTCTACATTTACTCTTAGACTTATCAAAGAGATGCCAATGCTTCAACATTTAAGGCCCAGGCATGATCAGAGAGAATCTAATATTGCCTTTGATGTAGCTCCTGCCCGAAACGCCCATGCACCTTCAGTTAAATCTGCGGGGATCTTCGGACAAATTACCGGATCGCGTGCTGACATTATTGTTGCTGATGATATTGAAATTCCAAGAAACTCAGTAACAGATACCATGAGAGAACAGCTCCTTGCTCGTGTGGGTGAGTTTAATGATATTCTTGTACCTGAAGGTACACCAAGAATTATCTTCCTGGGGACTCCTCAGACTGAAGAATCCGTTTATAATAAACTTAGGTCTAAAGGTTATAGTTGTAGAATTTGGCCTGCCCGGTATCCATCAACAAAACAGATTGAAGGATATGAAGGTGCCCTATCTCCTATAATGGCTGAACAGCTTGAAGTTAACCCGGGGTTAGTAGGAGAGCCTACAGATCCTCAGCGCTTTGGTGATCTTGATCTTATAGAGCGTGAAGTAGCAAAAGGAAAGTCTTCCTTTGCATTACAGTTTATGCTGGACACAAGTTTATCAGATGCTAACAAATATCCTCTGAAATTGGGGGATCTAATCTGCATGGAGTTAAACCCGGATAAGGCACCAAGCTTCATCCAATATGGCTCCGGCCCAGATCAAATGATCGGACATCTTAAAAATGTGGGCTTTGCCGGGGACCGGTGGTATCGGCCGATGATGTATGACAAAGACAAGTGGAAAAGGTTTGAGGGGATTGTGATGGCTATAGATCCTGCTGGCCGAGGAAAAGATGAAACAGGATATGCGATTGTGGCTCAGCTTCACGGTAAACTCTTTATGTTAGCTGTTGGTGGACTTATAGGCGGCTATGATGATGCTACCCTGTTAACTCTGGCTAAGCTTGCTAAGAAGTGGAAAGTTAGGCACGTTGTAATTGAGTCAAACTTTGGTGATGGAATGTATACTAAATTGTTCTCTCCTGTGCTTAATAATGTCCACCCATGCACAATCGAAGAAGTCACTCATTCTGTCCAGAAAGAGAAACGGATTATTGATACTTTAGAACCGGTGTTTAATCAGCATAAGCTTGTTGTAAATGTTTCGGAGATTGAAAAGGACATCGGATATCTTTTAGAGAATCCTGAAAGACATCAGCGATATTCATTCTGTCATCAGTTAACCCGGATCACAAAAGAGAAAGGCGCATTAAAACATGATGACCGGCTGGAAGCCTTATGTATAGCTGTGGACTATTTTGTTGAATCTATGGACCGAGACGAAGTTAAGGCCCATGCTCAGCATAAGACCAGACTCTTACAGGAAGAGATTCGAAGACACCTGGAAAACTGCCTCGGACGAAAGCTTCCACCTGAAGATGGCTTTGTCGGTAAACGCTTGCAAAAACTGGAAGTTTCAAAACCTGGTAGAAACCCCCGGGGAAGACCTGGGAAACTTGGCGTGGGTAGACCTGGTAGATAATTGATCTTATTGAAAATAGTATTGGGTCCTCGTATCAGAGGGTAACGGAAGATTGAAACTATTGAGTTAACTTAAGTGTACTTAGGTTTGACGTGTGTTTACTTAATGTTAACTCAATAATAGTCAATAATAAAACTAAAGAGGATATAACACATATGTTAACTTATAACAATAACTGTAAAAGATGTTTACACGTTGATGTTTGTTCCATCTACTCAGAATTTGAAAAGTTCATGTTAGATAACCATTCTTATTTTGATCTAAACAAAAGGGGAGCAAGATTTTCAAGTCCCAGTGAAATATGTAAATGTTATATTAAATGTAACTGGGTTAAACCATGTACAGAAAGAAAAACATTATAAAAAATGGAAATATTAATATACGGATGGGATTGGCTTTCGCTGACCGACACTTCATTGTGTGGAATGTTAGGCTTGAGTGTACTCGTGTTTGCTCTTATTTTTAACATTAGATATGGGATTTCCAATCCTAATGATAAAGATAAAAAAGAGAACAAATAATTAACAACTGCCACCTGCAACTGAGAGGGTATGAAACAAGTGTAGCTTTTGTACCCCCTCGGGCGCAGCTTAACGCTCCTGAAACTTTCACAGGATCTCATATATCATTACATAGGTGTAATAGAGATCGTCCAACCTCGTAGCTCTCAGAGCGTTGTTAATTTAATAGGTGTTGTCAATTTGGACAACATTGGTAATAAAGCCTTATAGCTCAACCTGGGAGAGCGCTGGTTTTGCAATCCAGAGGTCGAGGGTTCGATTCCCTCTTTCTCCACCATATTAAAATTAAGCCGGTATAGCTCAACAGGTAGAGCACTTCACTTGTAATGAAGATGTCAGGGGTTCGATTCCTCTTACCGGCCCCACCATATAATATCTGGGATAACGGCGAGGTGTCTCCTGGGCCTTGGAAGCTTGGGGCGGCTGGTTCAACTCCAGCATTCCAGACCATAAATTTAATTGGCTCATTAATGGCTCATTAATGGCTCATATGGAAATTTTTAGCACAAAAATGTGAAACCCCATGTATACGTGTAACGGTGCGGATTTCCCCCCATGTACCCTGGCCTTGGATTTTCTCGGTCCAGGACTGGGTTTGATTGCTTGTCTCACTAACAAAGGCTCAACTTTTGACTGATACCAGGCCCTAACCTTCTGATTTCACTGAGATGGCATGGGATAGTTTATTCCATGAGGACCTGAGTGTTAACATTGTGAACACTTGGGCGTTAACATTGTGGACACCAGGGCTGTTAACATTGTGAACACCTGTTCACTTTCTGTACATATGGGTCTGGTGGTCTGTTTTTTTATTTTCTCTGACTATTGCCTGTAGTCTCCAGCTAACTCAGAGTGAACAC